AAGCCCGAGTACGTAGCCGCGCACCAGCAATTTCTTTCAGCACGGCGGCATGAGTAAATTGAATACGAGGTCCTACCGCATCTGTAAAGAGTCCCTGGTGTCGCCCAGCAAGTTCTTTATCAAACGTATCCGCATCGCGTTTTAGATACGCCTGCATGGAAACCCACTCTAACAAAGCATCATGATATTGGGCTGTGGGCTCGGCGATATTTAGATAACGGTCTTTCCAGAGCAGGGTCTCTAACGGAAGTCTCCGAACTGCTAGGTTCAGAACATCCGTTTCGTCTGGCGTCGCATAAACTGTCAGGATGAAGTCGTTGAAATCCGCGCGATAATGCGCGACGGACGTAGGCTCGCTGAACGTAATATCGTAGGGATCGCGCCACCGGCTTCGGTTCTCCGCATCAGACAACTTAATTAGAGGAGTTCCCGTAGACGCCAGCACGACACTGTCAATCGCCAGGATTCGTGGGTCTATGGAATAATTAGGTTCACCTATAATCAGAGTAATTTCAGTAAGTTCTTCAGTCGTAGAATCATGAATAGGAATCCTTCGCGCTAGTTCATTCCGCGCTGAATTTACATATTCGACCAATTCCGCGTTTTTCCATAGACATCCGTTATCGTCATATTCCCAGTAGTACGAAAAAGCTCCTGGAACTGTCCCGGTGTCGCCACCATAATCATCCAGACGGAGCCGCGCTCGGTAAATCAGTTCCAGAAGCGTCATACCATAAACCTCTTTACTTGATCAGGGGATACACGCCGCATACATCGTAGCGGTTGCACGATCAAAAAGAGCCATTATTTACCCGGCGTAATGAACTTTACCCAACAATCCATTACGAGTTGCTGCGTTGCTATCCGAAATGTGCATATAGACTTTACATTTCTTGGCCCCATTAAGAGTGCCCGTAAAATCTATGGTCCCTCGGACATCGCCCGTTGTTGCAGAGACCGTAGATGTATCGCCCGCAACCACGGCGGCGGGTGTTTCTACGGCATCGTCAAACCAGGCTTGCAGCAAATCACACTTCTCTTCCAGGAAATACGGCAAACCCAGTACATCACCAAAACCAACATTGATGACCTTGGTTGTTTCATCCGCTCCGCTGGTCAACGCAATGCTATAGATGTACTTAAACGCCTTCTTACCGGTTGCCGTAGTGCCTTGAGCCCCCGTAGAAATGGTTTCGACTATCTTTTGCCGGTATTTGTCGTAGCCCAAAATAGTGACGGTCAAAGTACCGACAGCCGTGTTAATCGCGGCGGTGATATTCCGAGGAACATCCAACACCATACAGGTACGAGAGCCATCTACAGTTTGGATCGTCGCACTGGACAATGCCACTGAAGGGTCTAGCGGAGAACTACCCTTAGTCGCGGCGGTAAAAGTAATCGTGCTGTTGTTAGGAGCTTCTTCAGCACCCGTAGCTCCTTTCACAATACCGGCTGCCACGGCCAACAAAGGAGTGCCCAAATCTACTTTGGTGACCAGGCTAACAGGACGGCCTTTCATTTGCTGAACACCGTACAATCCAGAATCATAAGCACGACCGGCGTACAACGCATCAGCGGTGCCAATATAAGCTTTGGTAGTCATCGAATTAAACTCCTGTAATACAAAGAAAGAATGCCCCGTTCAAAGAAACGGGGCAGGATTACTCAGCACGGACGAGGCTTCGGCTTCGGCTTGGATTTCTTAGCCATTTTAAGCTCCAGATATACTACGAAGGGGCCGTTGTTTCACGGGTGGAGGTACTGCCACTTCAGGTTGGTCAAAAGCTTCTTGCCATACTGAAGGATAATTCAGGAGCTTTTTCGCCTGGTCATCACTGACTGGATGAATCTGCCCCCGAGTCCATACTAATCCAGTACCGGAGACGTTATCCGACTTCGATTCTCGACTACCTATGTACTGGATCAATTTCATCAGTCGTTCTCGTACAGGAACTCAACGATCACGTAGATAGTGCCCGTTACTGCGGCGGTGCCAACGGTACAAATAACGTGAACTTCTTCGCTAAACAACTTGGGCTCCGCCGCTGAGACGGTGCGCGCTGCTGATGAAGCAACGTCGGTAGTAGTAGTCCAGTAAGTCGCACTGGACAATGATCCACCAACCTCCGCCGTGGTGTACCCCAAACTAATCGTCGCACCAGCGTTGCTCAGATCATCCGTGTACATAACAACATTGTGGACGTAGGCATACTTAGGCAATTTGCCCATGTAAATTACGTCGCCAGAAGCTACGCCAGCAGCTTCGTACTTAAAAATCGCTACCGAAGCATTGCCAAACGAGCCCGAGTAGGGCTGCATGTGCTCGGAGACTGTCTTGTTTTGGTCAGCCATTGAAAAAACCCCTTAAATATTGCGGTTAAGACCAGGGCCAGCGGCCCTGGTCAAAAATCCTTACGGAATCACGATGCGCGAAGGATCAGGTGCCACCGCGTCGATGACCGCGACGCCATGATCCTTGATATACCCAGTGGAATCCCGGAATCGCAGTTTGCCCCAGCCGCCAATCGCGCTGATCGACGCTTCCAGCACATTGTCATGGTCCGTGGTTTCTTCGTGCCACGCCATGTGCGTACCGGACTTGGAGTGCTGACCCCAGCATTCCGCCATAGCCTGAGCACCCAGCAGCAGACACCGATCTACCGCGTAATACGCTGCATCTGCCCCACCCAGCGCCGCATCTACAGTCGAGGTCGTAGTGGACGCCGCCGCGCTGTTGGTGCAAACAGTCACCACTTCACCGGGTGCAAAGCGAATCGCCCGAGGCATCTTCTTGATCAAAATGCCATTCCACAACCCGGGTTCGCCTGCAAACAACGGATTCTTGCTCCCCCGTTCCCGCGCATTCATCAGGAAGGTCCGCCACGCTTTTTCGCCTGTCCGGGTCTGTAAGTAATGCCACACCCGTGCCGTCACCAGCAGGACGTACAACGGTTCATCCGCCGAAGCCGGGTCATCGGGCAACGTGATGGGCTGCATGGGGGTCTGCATTTCATCAATGCACGCCCGCAACCGATCAATGTCATCCAGCGTTAGGATGTCGGTGGCATCCAGCGTCGCCAGACTGGTCGCGTCACCCGCGTAAAAATGCTTGTCGTAGGTCGGTGGGGTCACGGTGTTGACCATGATGTCCGCATAATCCGCATCCGACGCCAGAGGCACCACCCAATCCGGGGTGTACTGAGAGCCCCGAGCCCCCGCCATGTGCACCAGCTTGATCTGGTCGCACATGCGCGTCCACCAGCCAGCCAACGCGGCCCGGCCTACGGTGCGCAGGTCGTGCAGTGTACGTTGTTGCGTCCTTTGTGTTCGGCTAAGGTCGTTACTCCTAGCCCGCCTCTCGGCAGCTACGGCTCTCACCGCAGAACAGACTATATCATCAACCAGCGGCTAAACTGGTTGCTAGGCACTTCGCCCCCACTTGGGAGCTACTCTCTTGCGAGATAGTCGTTGAACTTTCAGGCACAAACTTTCGCCAATCTAGCGCGTCAGTTAAGCAGTCATACTCTAATTGATCTCGCTTTCTAGTGTTTACCAGCGTTGGTAAATACTGTAGGTTTTCTGGACTATGCGCCCCACCCTTAGATAACGGTATAATATGATCTACCGTATACCCTTCCGGGCAGGCTTCATAAATCTGTCTAACCAAAACGACATCAATGCGAGACTCGTAAATAGCTGCTCGTCTCTTCGCCATTGACAAAACATTAGAAACTCGTCGCTTCTTAGCAAACCACGGATTCTCCGCCATCCTTGCCTTAACGTATTCGCGCTCGTGTGCCCGCTTAGCGTCTAAACACATTTCGCATTTACAACCGCGACGTGCGCCTAGTCTAGTGCCATGCGGAAACTCAACCATATCAATGCTCACCAGTGTCCGCCTAAACGCTTCGTATGCGCGGTTAGCCTCGCAACTTTTAGCGCTGCGATCACCGTCACGATACGCTCTACGTGCATCGCTTAGCGTATAACCAGTTACGCAGGTTTCGCAACGACAACCCGCGTTATACATAGACATGTTTCCGTGCTTACCATTAGCCAGAGTATACGCGGCGCGATAAGACCGTGACCAGGTCATATGTGCCTTGACGCAAAGCTCGCATCTGCACCCTTTCCCGTAGCGGCCTCTTGTACCGTGCTGCCTAACTCTTGGGTCTGCCATATTTGTGTCTGCTTAGCTGCTGATTACCTAATCCTAGAACTTCTTAAGCCGTCACGTTTGCCATTACTGACTACGTTGTGGCGTCTAGGCTCTAAAAGGTTTCCCAGCAATTCACCTAGTTTGCACCAACACATTACTGTGTTGTGGGACTCTTAGTGCAACTGAATCCGCCCGCCAGTATTGACGCCGCCACGCAGTTGATTCAGCTTGATGTCCTGCGAGTTCGACGTGATGCTCATCATCCGACCTGCGATCAACGTATCCCCGGTTGCCGGACGGCCCTGGAGAATATTGAACAGGTCTACGGACACGGTATCACCCGCTGACCGAGCCAAATCCATAATGCGAACCACTGGATAACCCCGAGGAGTTTCCATTTTCTCCAATTTACTGCGAACTTCGCTCATATCCGGCGCTTCGCCAGTCAACCGATTCATAAAAGTCGGTTGCCGAGTCATCTCCGAAAAAACTGCCGCGCCAAAAACCTTTCGGGCTAAAGGGTGACCAGTCGGTATAACTGTGGCACTCATAGGATAAACCTCATAAAATTAGGAAAAATGGTCTGTCTTTCAACAGACTAACTTTTGTCCTGCTAGGCGCTCTGCCTTAGTTTTACTGTGTCTCGCCCAGTGGCGCGAAAATCTTTAGCTGTATCTTCGTAAAAACTTCTCCAACTCACCGGGTTTAGATGCGATTTTTTGCAGATGTCCAGTCAAGTAATTTCCTTCCAGATCAGCAATCTTCTCTAAATCGCTTTTTTCCGGCGTAGAACCCCCGATCAAATCACTCAAGGAAGTTGGGGGACGTTCTAAAACTTCTTTAGCCTTGGCCGTTACTTGTGGGGTATCTATTTTTTGGAACGACGGCCCATATAACGCCTCTACTCGGTCAGGAAGTTTAGCCATTCGATCATGCCAACTTAACCCCGCATACAGTTTGTCGGTTTTCATCAACACAGTATGCAATTCAACGGCTCGATCAAACCAACCTTGATCCTCGGCTTTGGCCCACGCATCCAGTTTAGGACTCGTTGCAATAGCATCTTCAATCTGCTCTGCTTCTGAACGAGTTTGCCGTTGCTGTTGATCCTGAACCTGTTGAAGTAACTGATCAATAATCTGCTGTTGCTGAATTGTTTGTTGTTCAACGCGCCATGTGCGTTCAGCCTGCGCAGCTATATCATCGCCCCAATTTTCTCGTATCTTAGCAATTTCCTGCTTTACTGATTCGGGAAGGTCTGTGGAAACAGGAACTGGAGCCGTCGCAATGGGCGCAGTTGGTTGAGTTTTTAACGCTTCCAGTTCTCGCTGGAGTCGTTGTAGTTCTACACGAGCCGCACGTGCATCTTCACGGGCATCCCGCAGTACACTATACGGAATCGTATTTTTTCCGTCTGCCGCTAAAATAGCCGCGCCTTCTGGCAANNGTTCTTCGACTTTGGGTTCTTCAGCCTTTGGTTCTTCAGCCTCAGGTTTTTCTAAATCCGCTACGACGCCTTTATTGGCTAAATCCAACAATTCATGATTACTTAGCGAATCCCACGTAGTCGGGTCATTCAAATCAACATCCATTCGTCACCTATTATCGCGTCGGTTGTGGTTTTTTGGTCATATTTCTCAGCTTAGCTTTATGCGCCTCGCCGGCCTGTTTTTCTTTCTGCTTCTGAGCCAACATCTGCATCTGATGGGCCTCGATTCGTTGCTGCGCATCCAGGAGACGCTGTTGACGGTCTTCTTCGGAAGCTTGCGCGCCTTGTACTAAACGAACCGCTTGTTCATCTTGACTCGCCGCGTGATCGTCTTCGGCGAATACTAACTTTTGCTGAGTTTCCTGCATCTTCAGTGCGGATTGCATTTGCATGTTCTGGATTTTGACCCGTGCTGCTTCCGCATCAGCCTGCGCTTTTTGCACCCGCGCCGCCTGTTCAGCCAGTTGCAACTGCATTTGTTGCTGTGCCAGTTGTGCCTGTTGCTCAGCGGCTTGTTGCTGAGCCGTAGTAGCTCCATTATCCTGCCTGTTTAATCCGAGTGCCGCAGATACGCGATCCGCAGCTTCATGACGGAATGGTAAATCAGTAGCCCGGAGCATAAAATCCGCTAATAGCGGTTGTACTTCGGGAGGTAGAGATTTAACAACCTCTGTCAACATAGTCATTTGCTGCATTCGGAACGACGGGGTATCTGGTACATCTTCTAGGTCTACCGTCATTGCTGTTGCCGCCACGTCATTGGTCAAATAGTAATTCCCGCTTGCATCTTGAACCGGCTGGTTTAGTACTACGGATCGCCTAGTCCCATTACTTTCGACAATAACCTTATATGGGCTAGAACCAATATCTTCCTTCACCAAAGATAATAATAGCGTACCTACTTGCTTTCTAGCCGCTCGGTAATTATCATTCAACTCAGCTAAAGTTGTAGACCCCTGCTCCACCAAACTATTGATAGCTAAGCCGGACTGTCCAGCAAAATCCGCTTTGCCCAACATGGACTGGTAAACCCCAGCACTGGCCTGAATAGCCTGGGTCGCATCCTGAAGGACGCTAAATTGCTGCTGCGATAATGCAAAATCGGATTCAATACGCAACGCATCTGGCGTTTTGTTTTTCCGATTCGGGTTCATTAAAATAACACTATCGGGGCGTGCTGCTTCTTCAATAACTTCAGTCCAAGGTATATCTACCGCATCACTATCTCCAATAACCCGTTTGGCGGAAAGTAACCACATCATTTTGGAGAGCCGCGTGTTAATCTCATCCTGCGGCGACATCATTCGTCGCACTAATCCATAGGGGATTCCTGTATTGTCTTCACGGTAAGCCCAGAACGGAACATAAGGAAAAAACCCATGAGGATAAGGGCTTGGGATGTCAGATAATAGATGCGGGCCTACCCACCAACTCAGTCGCACTTTGGGAAACACAGCTTTGTGTACCGTGGCTAAACCCAAACCCAAAGCTTGAACATGCACCGGATTTTTTTCGTCAAACTCTATACTTTGTCCAGACGGTAACATTAATACTGGTGCTGCTCGCCAATGCCGATACCATACTTCATATAGACACAATCGTTTACGATCCGCGTCTCGCCATTCATTTTCTTCAATAGTAGTACGAACTTCAATTTCGTGGGCTTGTGCTAAATTAACAAATTCTTCCGCTGCTGAGACCTCATCCCAATCTGACCAACGATTCATGGAACTTAAAATTAGTTTTGCTTTATTCGGGAAATGTAATAGTAAAACATCCTGATCCACCCACTGCTTACGAACCAAATATCGTGCATCAGAGAGATCAAGCGATTTAGCGCGAAAATCCCAATAAATTTCGCGCCGATGAACCGGAGCCACACGATACCGAGGTTTAAACGGATTAGCCTCCCTAGCCACTTCTACCCAACCTACGCCGGCTTTTACCATACCCGCATACGCATCTGAACAGGCTTGATCTGCGTTACTAATGCGCTCAGCTTTTTTTATCTCCGCACTCATTGCCGCAGCTAAATCCACCGCATCGTCCTGATCAGCCCGGATTTTCCAATCTCGTTTAGCTTTAGCTTCGATCCCGAGCACTAAATCTACAGTGGGACCAATTAAATTGCGTACCAGGGGGGCGAGCCCCCGCTCCTGCATCTGGCGAATCGTTTCTGGGGTCAACTGAACCCCATCATAATAAGCAGCGGCTTTATCTGCTTCTGCGCGCCAAGCCCCTTCCCACTGAAGGTCCTTTAGTAGAGTTTCTAACTCATTTTGGGACAGTTTTTCAGTTGCCATAACGCTAGGTTACCCTAAAAAAGAAAAAAAGCAAGCCCTTGACCTATTTCGAAAAATTTAAAGGCCGATTTGCTGATTGATG